TATTTGAAGATCATTACATAAATGTACCAGACGAAAAATATGACGTGTTAGAAGATCAAGCTTCAAAAATCGAAGAGCTTAACAAGAAATTGAACGAGCAAATCGAATCTAACGTTAAACTAAATTCTGAAATTGGCCAACTTACTAGAAAAGATATAGTTGCTGATGTTGCATCTGGATTAACAGATACAAATAAAGAAAAGTTTAATAAGTTAGCAGAAGAAATTGAATACTCTAATGCTACAGAGTTTAAAAATAAAGTATCGACTATTAAAGAGTCATACTTTACAACAAAAGAAATTTCATCTAAGGGTGGAATAGATAACGTTGCCGAAGGCGAAACAACTAACGTTGAATTGTCATCTTCTATGACTGCTTATGCGGCCGCTATCAGTAAAACAAAAGACTCAATTAATTTGAGTTTTAAAAAATAAAGGGAGAAAAAAAAAGATATGTACTTATCTGAACAATTAGTTAAAAAATGGCAACCGATTCTTGAACATCCTGAACTCCCAAAAGTAACGGATAGTTATAAGAGAGCGGTTACCGCTGTTATCTTGGAAAACCAAGAAAGAGCAATTAAAGAAGATAGAGCATTTATGTCTGAGTCTGCTCCGCAGAACTCTACAGATGCTTCTTACGTTCAAAACTGGGATCCAATTATGATCTCTTTAGTAAGAAGAGCAATGCCGAATCTAATCGCATATGATATATGCGGTGTACAACCAATGACTGGTCCAACTGGACTAATCTTCGCTATGAGAGCAAAATACAGTTCACAAGCTGCTGCTACTGAAGCATTATTTGATGCTGCAGACACAGACTTCTCAGGAAGAAATGCTGCTGGTTCAACAACAGGTGGATTTTCATCTGCTGGTGATTCAGGAACTAATCCAGGTTTATTAAATGACGCTTCACCAGGAACTTATACTACTGGTACAGGAATGTCAACTGCTGCTGCTGAAGCACTAGGTGATGCTGCTGGAAATAGCTTTGCTGAAATGGCATTTTCAATCGAGAAATCGACTGTAACTGCTAAATCAAGAGCCCTTAAAGCTGAATACACTATGGAATTAGCCCAAGATTTAAAAGCTATCCATGGTTTAGATGCTGAAACAGAACTTGCGAATATTTTATCTGCTGAAATCCTTGCGGAAATCAATAGAGAAATCGTAAGAACTATTTACATCAATTCAGAAAAAGGTGCTCAAACTGGTAACGTAACAACTGCTGGAATTTTCGATTTAGACACTGACTCAAATGGTCGTTGGTCTGTTGAAAGATTCAAAGGTTTAATGTTCCAAGTTGAAAGAGAAGCAAACTCAATCGCACAAAGAACACGTAGAGGAAAAGGTAACATCTTGATCACATCAAGTGATGTTGCTTCTGCTTTACAAATGGCTGGTGTATTAGATTACACTCCTGCGTTAAACAACAATTTAACTGTTGATGACACAGGTAACACATTTGCTGGTATTTTAAATGGTAGATATAAAGTTTATATCGATCCATATTCAGCAAACTCAACAGCTAAACAATACTTTGTAGTTGGATATAAAGGTTCGTCTCAGTACGATGCCGGTATATTCTATTGCCCATACGTTCCACTTCAAATGGTGAGAGCTGTTGGTCAAGACACGTTCCAACCGAAAATCGGATTTAAAACTCGATACGGTATCCAAGCTAACCCATTTGCTGAAGCTGGTGCTTCTGCTGCAAATGCAGTTATCAATGGTGCAGGATCTGCTAACGCAAACAGATACTACAGAAAAGTTCAAGTAGCTAACTTAATGTAATCTACTTGTTACTTCTTAGTAACACAATTAAAGAGACGGTCTAAACAACCGTCTCTTTTTTTTTGGTTAAAATATCATATAAATAGTACTATGACCACTATTAACTCATATTCACGACAACCGACCAAAATAGACTATGCTAGTCCAACACAGTTTAAATTTAATATAATTAAACTACCAAAAGTAGAATACTTTTGCACCTCTGTTAATATTCCTGGTATTACTTTGAGTTCTGTAACTCAATTAACTCCGTTAAGAGACATACCTTTGCCTGGTGAAAATTTATCTTATGCTGATTTAAATATGACATTTATGGTAGATGAAAATTTAATTAATTATCAAGAGATACATAATTGGTTAACTGGTCTTGGTTTTCCTAAAGAACATAAACAATATCAGGATCTTTCTAATTCAGGTTCAGATCGTTTTCCAACTAGCAGAAATAGTGTTAGTACAGAGATTGGAAAGATTAGATATGCCGCTCCTGATGCAGGAGGAACGTACTCCGACGCAACTTTAACTATACTTACTAATAAGAATAATCCTGTTTCAGAAGTGAGATTTAGTGATATGTTTCCTGTTTCGTTGAGTGGTTTAAACTATAATCAGCAAGCAACAGACGTACAATATTTAACAGCAGAAGTTTCTTTTAAGTATAAAATCTACGAATTTGCAACTATAGGTTCCCAATAGTACTTGATTTTTTGTTGATTTTGTGATATATTAATATAATGGATTTAGAACAATTACAATTAGAAGCCGATAAAGATTTAAAGATAAATGATATTGAATTAGATTTGGAGTCTTTAAAAACTCCACAATTACATAATAAGTATTTAAAGCATTATACTAAGTTTAGATTACTACTAACACGTACTGAGGATGAGTTAAGAATCATAAAACGTGATAAGTGGGAATATTATACAGGTAAAGCAACTCCTCAAGTTTATCAATTAAAACCTTTCAATTTTAAAATATTAAAAACAGACATAGACAAGTATATTGAAGCTGATGAGGATATACAAAAGTTAACTCAAAAGGTGGCCTATTTAAATACTGTTGTTGATTTTTTGGATAGAACATTAAGAATTATAGTCAATAGAACATACGTTATTAAAAATGCAATTGAGTGGAAGAGATTTACTTCCGGAGCCATTTAATGTACCTAGAAAATGCTCATTGTATTTCTATTGCTCGTTTTGATAAATCTTTTTGTAATAACATCATTACACTTGCTGAAAAAAATGCTTTGGCATTGGCTGAATTGGATTCAAAACTAGGAAATAAAAAAATTAGAAATTCTAAGATAGTTTTCTTAAATGATGATAAATTAAATCAAACTTTAAGGACAGTTCTTGATGATCACAATAAAAGTGCTAAGTGGAATTTTAATATTAAAGAATTTGAACCGTTGCAATACACTGTTTATAATGTTGATGATCATTACGATTGGCATATAGATTCTCATCCTTATGTTTATCCTAATGGTATGATAAGAAAATTAAGTTTTACATTGTGTTTAAATGAAGATTATGAAGGAGGTGAATTTGAAATATCTAACCCAAATCCAAATCCTTTGAAACATATCAATACAAAATTTAAAGACAAGTTTACCACTGGAACATTAATATCATTTCCTTCTTTTGTGTGGCACAAAGTACATAAGGTTACTAATGGTACAAGAAAAGTATTGGTGGGGTGGGCAGTTGGTACTCAATTTATTTAACTTAGAAATAATTGACTAATGGATAATTCAAAAAAAATAGAGGAAATAAAAGATAAATTAAAGACTATCTTTGATCCTGAAATACCGGTTGATGTTTATGAATTAGGTCTTATCTATGATGTAAGGCTTAAGGATAAGAATTGTGAAATTGACATGACACTGACTTCTCCAAATTGTCCTGAAGCTCAAAACATTCCTAACAATGTTAGAAAAGCTGTTGAGAGTTTAGGACATTATGATCAGGTAATTGTGGAAGTGGTTTGGGATCCACCGTGGGATAAGAGTAAAATGTCGGAAGTTGCAAAACTAACTTTAAACGTTTAATAACGCCAGTGAAATTTTTTAAAAACTATTTAATTAAATTATTTTCAATGCACTGGCCTTTGATGAATAATGACCTCTATCTTGTTATTAAAATAAAAAAGAAAAAACGAAAATGACACTTATAAAATATGTGATAATAGATAAGAAAAACGAAGTATATTTAAAAATAGAAGCGGAAGATGCTATTCGCAGAGATTTGTCTGAATACTTTACCTTTGAAGTTCCAGGTTATAAGTTCACTCCTCAATTTCGAAATCGTTTTTGGGACGGCAAAATAAGATTGTTTTCTTATGCGACTGGCCAAATATTTGCAGGTCTTTATCCATACGTTGTTAAGTGGTGTCAAGACAATAAAATACAAGTGGTTGATGGCACTAAAATAAAAGATGTAGAGGTAGATAAGAAGTTGGTAGATAAGTTTGTCTCTGGTTTAAAAATACCAATGGAAATAAGAGATTATCAAAAACAGGCCTTTGTACATGCGTTGCAAAAAAGTCGTTGTTTATTATTATCTCCTACAGCATCTGGTAAATCATTAATAGTTTATATGTTAGTAAGATTTAATTTATTAAGATTAAAAGAGAAACCAAATAATAAGATATTGATTATAGTACCAACAACTTCGTTGGTAGAACAGTTGTTTAAGGATTTTAAAGACTATGGTTGGAATCCTGATAAGAATGTACATAGAATATATCAAGGACACGATAAAGAAACCGATAAGAATGTGGTTATATCTACTTGGCAATCAATCTATAATATGCCTAAGAAATGGTTTAAATCTTTTGGTGTAGTAATGGGAGATGAGTGTCATTTGTTTAAGGCCGTTTCTTTAAGTAAGATAATGACTAAACTAGAAGATTGCAAATATAGAATAGGTCTTACAGGTACTTTAGATGGTACTAAAACAAATAAACTTGTATTAGAAGGATTGTTTGGTGCGGTTAACAAGGTTACATCAACTGCTGAGCTACAAGAGAAAAAACAATTAGCTGATTTAAAAATTATATGTTTAGTCTTACAACACGACCAATATTCAAAACACTTTTTAAAAGATAAAAGTTATCAAGAAGAAATGGATTTTTTAGTATCTAATGATAAGAGAAATAAATATATACGTAATCTATGTTTAGATTTAAAAGGAAATTCTTTGGTATTGTTTCAATATGTAGAAAAACATGGTGTTATTTTAAAACAACTTGTAGAAGATAAATCCGAGGATAGAAAGATATTTTTCGTTCATGGT